CGCCAAAGTCTTATAGATTATACATACAAAAAATATCTTCTATGGGATATTTAAACGCTTATTCAATGCAAGGTGATTATGCACCAATATTTGAAGGTATAAAATTAGCTGTTTGCAACGGAATGGCTGATGATGTGTTGGTAGCAGCAGAAAGGTCAAATCTTTTCTTCGGAACAGATTTATTAAGCGACCAAACTAGAATTACAATGCTTGATATGGCTGCTTTAGATGGCTCAGATAATATTAGAGTTGTAGCTAGATATTCTGGTGGAACACAAGTTGGTATTGGAGCTGACGTAGTATTAGTATCGTAATAAACTTAATTAATAGAAGCAAGGGCGTAAAAACCCTTGCTCCTTTAACCCTTAAAAAATAAAAAAATATGGCTTGCACAGCACTTACAAAAGGTAGAGGACTTACCTGCGATAGAATACAAGGGGGTATTAAGTATGTTTACTTTGGTGTTTATGATGATTTCAATGCTAACGCTTCAACAGGAGAGATTTACGGAACAGGTATCGTAGTATCTTCAGGAGAGGTTACAGATATTGAAATGGGAGTAGGAACAGGATTAAAAAGATATGCTACTCCAATTGGAACTTCATCACTTACAGAAACAATTACAGGAACTAGAGAAACAGGAACTATAATGTATGCTCCACAATTAACTTTAGTATTTAATCAATTAACTAAAGAGGATCAAGCAGAACTAGAAAAATTAGCTAAAACTAAAGTTGTAGTTTTTGCTCAATTATGGCAACAAGTTGGCGGTAAAGACCAAATAGTATGCTTAGGAGCTGCTAATGGTATGTATCTTAATAGTGGAACTGAAGTTAGCGGAACAGCTTGGGGAGATCAAAACGGTTACAGTCTTACCTTTGATGGAATGGAAACTAAACCTGCACCTATGGTTGCAGCATACACTTCAACACCATTTGACAATGGAGCTTTCACTAATGTATCAGTAGATATAGATTAATATTCTTAGTAGTTTTCATATATTCTTGATTAGAGTGGTTTTTACCACTCTTTTCTTTTATAAGTCAAATAAAAACGGCACTTTTCTATTATATTAATATATGATACAAGCAACAACAGAAACTAACTTTTCCGCATACGTTCAAACTAAGGACAGTAGAATACAAACATCTAGCAATTATACTCTTGCTCACTTGTTTAAATTTACTAATGATATGGATAGATCTGTTCAATATGCTTATCCTTCAACTGAAACTGTTTTTGATAGATATACAAAGGCAGATTTTTTGTATAATGCAGTTCCTAATGTTTTTGATGGTAAAGTAAACTTAGAAGCAGGTTTTTGGAAATATGAAGTTTATGAAGTTGCGTTTTTAAAAGGCGGCTCTATTAATTCTAATACAGCACCTGCAACAGAAACATTTGTTTTTAATCCTTTAGGGCAAAACGGTGCGGTTCAAGGAATAGTTACAAAGGGCAAAATGTATGTATCAGAAAAAGTAGGAACAGAAGAAGTAACTTATTCACAAAACGGAAGAAGTGTACAGACTATAACCATTGTAAACGGTGGTGCGGGATATACTTCAGCTCCTACTATTGAAATAACGGGTGGTGGCTTTATTGAACAAGCAACTGCTACTTGTGATATTTCAGGTGGTAAAGTGAATTTAGTAACAATAACAAATGCGGGTAATGGTTACACTTCAAGACCTACAATAGAATTAACGGGTGGCGGGTTTACAACACAAGCTCAATTATCAGCAAGTATTGAACAAACAAATTATATATATTCAGGATAAAAAATTAAAAAATTATGGCAATAGAAGATGTACAACAGCTCTTATCGGAGCAATTAGGAAAAAACTCAGGAACTGAAGTGTTTACGGGTGCAGTAACGGGTAAAGATTTTTACGCTGTTTACTTTCCTGTTGAAAGTGCAGTAAGTGCAATAACTGCATCAGGAGTAACAAATGCAACAGCACTTCAAACCACGCTACCTGCGGGAACAACGTTGCTGATGGGTATTCAGGCAATGACACTTACAAGTGGTATAGCAATAGGATATAAAGAGTAATGAAGGTATTAAAAATAGGTCAAAGTTTAGTATCAATGCCAAGAGGTGGCGGTTGGTCGCCTGATGATGAAACAAGTTTAGTAGCTTGGTATAAAAACGCAGCAGGAATTGTTTTAAATGGTTCTGATGTTTCTAGGTGGAATGATAGTTCTAGCAATAGTCACGATATGTTACAAGCAACTGCAAGTGAGCAACCTGCTTATTCTAATGGTGTTTTAACTTTTGATTCAAGCACTTCTGAAAACTTACAAACATCTAGTCAAATAACTTTAGATGGCAAATTTACAATCGGTTTTAGGGCAAATCCAACTGAAACTAATGTTGTTATTATTGGAGATAATACGACTTCCAATGAGTTTATTAAATACTCAACCACAACAAGAATAATCATTAAAATAGGTGGAACATCTAAAAATTTAAATTTAGGCGAAGGCAGCTTTGGTGATGACTATATTGTTATTAGTCGTGATGCTTCTAATGTTATAACTTTGTATCATAACGGAACAGCACAAGAAAGCCCACAAACTTTAGCAGGAGATTGTTTAATTGATGCAATAGGTGTTAGAGCTACTGATGTAAACCCTTATAATGGAACAGTAGAAGAAATACAAATTTTTAGTGATACTAATGCTACTTTAATTGCTAATGTAAATTCAAGATTGGCAGGAATATAAAATAAAAATTATGAAAGACAATATCATTTCAATTAACTTAGAAACTGCAACAGCACCAATAATACAAGAGGTGCGTGGTCGTGATTATATCGAATATGGAACAGAAGATTGGAGAAACTTATACCCTCAATTCTTAATTGATTTATACTATAATTCTTCTACACACGCTGCTATTATAAACGCAACTAGCGAAATGATTGCTGCTGAAGATTTAGTTGTTTCTGATGATGATACTAGCTTAGACGCTTATGTTAAGCTAAAGAAGTTTATGCGACACGCAAACAGCAAAGAAAGCTTACACCAAGTAATTAAAAAAGTAGCGTTTGATTTTAAGCTTCAAGGTGCTTACGCTTTGCACGTTGTATGGAATAGAGAAAGAACAGAAATCGCTGAAATATATCACGTTCCTGTTGAAAGGGTAAGAGCTGGGCGACCTAATGAAATGGGAAAAGTAGATACTTATTTTATAAGTGCAGATTGGAGTAATGTAAGAACGCATAAACCTTACCCTATTGCAGCTTTTAACGTAAATGATAGAACTTCAGGAAGTCAGTTGATCTATACAGGTAGATATAGTCCTAATATGGACATTTACCACGCTCCTGATTATAATTGTCAGAATTGGGCTTTAGTGGATCAAAGAGTAGCCGAGTTTCATCTTAACAATATAGAGAATGGATTTAGTGGTTCATATTTTATAAGTTTTGCTAACGGAATACCAACAGCAGAAGAACGTAGGCAAATAGAACAAAGTTTAGCAGATAAATTTACAGGTGCTAAAAATTCAGGAAAGTTTATATTAACCTTTTCAGATGATAAAACTAGAACGCCTGAAATTACACCTATAAGCGTTTCTGACGCAGATAAACAGTATTTAGCACTCCAAGAGCTATTGGTTCAAAATATCCTCACAGGACACCGTGTAACAAGTCCAATGCTTATGGGTATTAAAAACGACACAGGACTAGGGTCTAATGTAGATGAACTTAATGCCGCCTTCAATTTTTTCCTTAACACAGTAATTATTCCGTTTCAGCTTCATATTAAAAACACCTTACAAACTATATTTTCAGTTAATGATATGGATTTGCCTGTTGAGTTTGTGCAGTTAAAACCAATTACTTTAGACTTCACTTCTGAAGATTTAAAAGGTGTTATGACAGAAGATGAAATAAGAGAGGAATTAGGTTTAAAGCCTTTAGATGTTGAAGTAAGAGAGGATTTTAGTAAAGTTGGAATGATAGATGGACAGCCTGTATTTGACACAATAGAGGAAGCTGTTGCAGTTGCAGAAAAAAAAGGGTGCGAAGGCTACCACGAACACGAATTAGACGGTAAAACTGTTTATATGCCTTGCGAAGGACATTCAGCAGCAACAGAACTTTCTAAATTTATTGAAGAATTTGGAGAGGATATTCCTGAAGGTTACGAGCTAGTAGAAGAAGAAAAAGTAGAAGATGAGCATTTAGATTTTAATTTTGAAGAAGTTTTAAATGACGCTGCTAATGAAAGAATAGAGTTTGCTTCAACAGGAAGTCCGAAGCCAAGTAGAAAATCAGAACAAGATGGTATTTCAAAAAAAACTTATGACTATTTTAGAGTAAGATATGTTTATGCAGAAGATAATTTCTTAGTAAATAAAACAGGACAGAAAAGACGTTTTTGCAGACAGATGATGGGTGCAAACAAATTGTATAGAAAAGAAGATATACAAGCTATGAGTAATAAAGTTGTAAATGATTACTACTATTCTAAAAGACAAAAAAGAAACATAGGCTGGGGGCCTAATGGTGCTTTAAAATATGATATACTAAAATTTAAAGGAGGTGGTAATTGTCAGCATTTTTGGCTTAGACAAATCTTTAAAACTACAATAGGAGAATCAAGAACAACAAAAATAGAAGATGCTGATTTAATTGGATATACTAAGGCAAGATCAGAAGGGTTTACTGCTAAAAAAAATAGTCCTTTAGTAGCTAAACCACCAAAGAGAATGAAGAATAAAGGATTTTTAAAACCAAGATAATTATGTCATACGTATTATTTATATCAGAACAGAAATTAAAGGAATCTACTGCATTAAATTTGTCAGTTGATAGCAACCTCTTACTACCCTATATTTTGCAAAGCCAAAAGCTTTATATAGAAACTAAGTTAGGCACAAAATTAAACCAAAAACTTAAAGATTTAATAACAGCAGGAACAATAGGAAATGTTGCTAATGCAGCATATAAAACTTTGTTAGATGATTATATTTCTTTTGTTCTTGTGAACTATTCTCTTTATCACGCTATACCTTTTCTTAGATTTAAAGTAGAGAATGGTAATATTTACTCTAAAACATCTGAAACAGGAACACCATTAACAACTGAAGAAGCTCAACATTTAAGAGAAGAAATTTCTAATACTGCTCAATATTATTCGGAAAGAATGATTTCTTATATATGTAATAATACTTCTAGCTTTCCTGAATACTCGCAAAATTCTGGATCAGATGTTGATCCTGATAAAAACGCATACTACAACGGAATGAACCTTGAAAGACCAATGCGACAAGGAACTAAATTAACTTTAAGAGATTTCTTAGATTCTAGTATATAATGAAGAAACACTACAAACCAAAAAAAATTAACATAACTAAGCTAAAATCCTACTTGGAAAGTAAGCCTAAACATAACACAAATGAACGATCTAAAAGACACGCTTCAAGTAGGAATAGCTAATGGTTCGGCAATTGGTTTCAGTATAACTGATTGCAATGAAATTTTAACTCTAATTTCACTAATATTAGCAATTAGTTTCACTATTTATAAATTTGTAAAATTCAAAAAATGAGAAAATTTTTATGTAACTTAATCTATAAACTAACAGGGCAAATATATTGCTTAGGTTGGTGTGATTGCAATACTAAATGTTGCAAATGAAAAAGCGTAAACTAAATAGCAAAAATCCTAAGTTTAACAAAGACAAAGAAAAAGATGTTAAAATGCGTAAGGAGTTTGTTAAAGAGGTTAAAGGGTGTAAAATCTACAAAGCCTACTATCTCTAATCAAAGTCATATAAACCTCTTAATAATAAGAGAAATGTTTACAGAAGAAAGCATTATAGGAGAACTTTTTGTAAACGGAGAAAGATTTTGTGATACTTTAGAACTGCCTTATAAAGATAATCAAAGAAGCATATCTAGTATTCCTGCTGGAGAATATTCAGTAAGAATGAGATACCCAAGAGAAAGTGCAACTAGAGATTATTTGCACTTACTAGTTGAAGAAGTGCCAAACCGAGATTATATACTATTCCATAGAGGAAATACTGCTAAAGATTCAAGAGGGTGTATTCTAGTAGGACAAGGAAGCCAACATAACATTGTTTATAATTCAACTTTAGCAATGGATTTACTTATGAAAGAAATTATAAATTTGGGTGGCAAGAATATTAAATTAATAATTAAAAACAGATAAGAATGAAAAATTACATTATTACACAACTACTATCTTCTAAGAAGGTATGGTTAGGAATTTCATCAATCTTAGTTCCTATGATTGCAAACTATCTAGGAGTTGATGAAGATTCAGTATCTAAAATTTGGTGGAGTTTAATCGCTATGTTAGGCGGACAATCTTTAGCTGATTTTGGAAAGTCAAAGAAGTAATAGATACAGATTAAAACCACACGAAATTGTGGCAATAGAAAAAATGCGAGAAGCTGACACTAGGAATGTCCTAGTTGTTGGCGACTTGCATTGTCCTTGGGATTTAGATGAATATTTGCCTTGGGTTTTAAAGCAATACGAAATATATAACTGCAATCAAGTAGTTTTTATTGGAGATGTGCTAGATTCAGCAGGATATTCTTATCACGAACAAAATCCTGATCTACCTTCAGCAGGAGATGAATTAAATTATGCTATACAAAGAGTTCAAAGATGGTATAATGAATTTAACGAAGTAGGCACAAAGGTTATAATCGGTAACCACGATAGAATGGCTGCAAGGAAAGCTATGACAGGCGGCATTCCATCAGCTTGGTTAAAATCTTATAGTGAGGTTTTAGGAACACCAAATTGGGAATTTGTAGAAAGATATGTGCAAGATAATGTTCAGTATGTTCACGGAGAAGGTGGAACTGCTAGAACAAAATGTCGTGCAGATATGATGAATACAGTTCAAGGTCATTTGCATACACAATGCTACACAGAACACTATGTTGGTAGAAATTTTAGAGTTTTTGGAACTCAAGTTGGCACAGGCATTAATTTTACTAATCTTAGCTTCAATTACGCTAAAGCAGGAAAAAAACCTGCTATTGGTTGTGCTGTTATACTTAATAATGGCACACTTCCTATAAATCTTTTAATGCCTTTATAATGAAAATAAGCGATTCAACTAAACTATCTCTATTTTACTTTGTATTAATTATAGTAGTTTTATTGCTTAGTTTATAGCTCCGTTAAGCCGTTTTAAGCACTTTCTTTTCTTTTTAATGTATATATACTAGACAACACTTAAAGTCGCTTATCTAGTCAAAACACTATTAACACCTAAATTGTTGATAACTTTGTGTGAAAAGTTGTGAGTATTGTTTTATTTGTTTATCTTTGTCCACGTAAAACTAAGTTAAATTAAATAAAATTAAAATGTATAAAATTAAAAACAAGTTATCAGGTAACACGCAAATTATGAATGAGAAAGAAAAAGATGTATTTTTTTCTCACAGTAAAGAACAAGTATCAAATTGGGATAAGTATGGCAAAAGGAATATGTATGAAGATTACGAAGTAAAAGAAGTTACTTATTTAGACAAAATTCCTGAAATTGTTTTTTGGATTTCATTTATGATATTAGGCTTTCTTTCATTCCGTTTATATTTACAATTAAACTTTTAATAATGGAATTACTAGCACAAGACTTTCACTTCTATAACAATGGAGTATATAAAACAATATCTAGCTTGTCTAAATATGGGTGGTTTGCAGACTTAAAGAAAGTAGAACCAAGTATTAGAATATTCGGAACACAAGAACAAATCAATGAAGCTTTAGATACTTATATAGAGCTAACGGGAATGAATGTTGATGAATGTCTTAACTACAAGGTAGAGCCAAAAGGTTCTTATTGGTATGAAAATCTAAAAAGCAGATTTGGAGAACAAGAAGCTATTGAGCAAAATAAGATTGTAGAAAACAAGCTCAAAGAGTATAAGAAAATATATGATAAACAAAATAATAATAAAGCATTAATAACAACGATATGAAAACTATAAATATTCACGGAAAACAATATGTAGAAGTAAACGAAAGAATTAAATACTTTAGAGAAAACTTTAAAGATTGGGCATTAGTATCTGACATTATAGAGTTAAGCGAAAATAGATGTGTTGTAAAGTCAGAAGTAAAAAATCCTGATGGGGTTGTAAAAGCAACAGGAATAGCTTATGAAATTTTAGGAAGCACTAATGTAAACAAAACTTCTTTTGTTGAAAATTGCGAAACTTCAGCAAATGGTAGAGCTTTAGGTAATTTAGGAATTGGTATTGATACTTCTATTGCTAGTGCAGATGAAGTTAAAATGGCAATAGCACAAAAAGAAACAAAACCTACTAAAATAACTAACAAGCAATTTGAAGCTATGAAATCATCTATTGCAGATGGTAAGCAAGAAGTGGTTAAAAGTAGAATGAAAAAATACATTTTTACTAAAGAACAAGAATTAGAAATAAACAATTTGCTTAGTGGTAAAACTAAAATAACAAGTGTTTCTGAAATTCTTGAAGATTTAGGAGATAAAATGTTGGAATACAACGACTTAAAATAACATAGATAGTGGAAAGGTTAGATATATACGAATTTATAATTGCAGTTATACTTTGTGGCATATCAATTCCTTTTCACTTTCTTTTTTACTAACTAAATAATTAAATATGGAAAATTATATACCTAAAAACAGTATTAACACACCTTTAGAAGAAAACGACCAAATTCAATATTTGCGTAAAGAAAATGAAAGAGTAAGAGAAAACAATCTTAATTTAAAAATGCAACTTATCGAATCAAGAGAAAAACTACAAACAATTTTAAAAATCATAAAAAACAAATAAATATGGAAGTAACAGGAAAATTAGTAAAAAAACTACAAGCAGAGTCAGGAACAAGTAAAGCTGGTAAACCATGGGAAAAACAAACAGTCATTATAGATAATGGTAATGAATTTAAGAATTTAATTGCAGTAAGTGCTTTTGGAGAAGAAAAGATTAAGCATTTAAATAAATTAGAAATAGGTATGGAGGTTGCTATTTTGTGTAATGTTTATTCAAGAGAATACAACGGAAAATACTATCATAACATTGATGGTTATCATTTTACAAATAAAAACAATGTTGAAAAGAAAAAAGATTTTAGCCCTACTGATTTTATAACTTCAGATGATGTTCCTTTTTAAGATGACACAAGAATTAAATTTTAAAGCTATTTGCAGTATTGCAACAAGAGTTTCAGGACTACAAGAAGGTTCTTTATCTTTTAAAAATAGAAAAAGAAACATACAAGCAGCTAGAGCTTCAGCTTGTTATATAGCATTAACAGAAGAAAACATAGACAGGAATGTTATAGCAAAAGTTCTTATGAAAGACAGAACATCTACATATCACTATGAAAATGCACACAAAAAAAAGTTTGAAAATTGTGATATTTATAGAGATACTTTTATTAAGATTTATCACGAATATAAAAATTTAGAAGGAGAAAAAAAAATATTTGTAAGTAACAGTCATTTGAAAAATCACTTAATAAAAAACAAAATAAAAGTAGTTGAATCAAAAAAATGTGAAGTATTGCTAGAAGTAAAAAGTGCCGAAGCTATTTGTTTTGTAGAAACTTCTTATTTTGATTATTTAAATCAATTAAAAAATATTAGTTTTGCTATGGAGAATTATCACTATACTGTCAAAATTATATAATGGAAAAACCTAACTACTACTCTTATATTCCAGCTCACGTAAGATATGCAGATATTACACCTAACGCTAAGTTGTTATATGCTGAAATAACTGCTTTACTACAAATGAATGGTGTCTGCTTTGCTTCTAATCAATACTTTAGTAAATTGTATAATAAAAACAAAGTAACTATTTCAAGGTGGATAAGTGAATTAAAGCGAAATGGTTTTATTAAGATCAGTTTTACATACAAAGAGGGTAGTAACGAAATTGCTAATAGGTATATACAAATTTGTTATGAGGGTATTAGCAAAAATGATAAAGAGGTATTAACAAAAATGCTAAAGAATAACAATACTATTAATAACAATAATA